ACGTCATCAGCCTGCTTGTTCACCACCGGGAAGGTAGTGCGGCAAAGCATGGTGCCAGCAGTGGCCGCGTTGAACAGGCCAGCCTCAGTCACCGCGCCAGTACCTTCACCAGCCTCAAAGCCAGCAACATACTCAACCGCGTTGGCAGTCACCGTAGTGGTGTCCAGTGCCTCACGGACGCCCAAGATAGCCTCAAGGTCAGTATCGGTTGCAACAGCAGCCGTTGAACCTGAACCAATCGCCATGTGAGACATCACTGCGCTTGATACACCTTCCATACGCGATGCGATGAAGGCCAAGCCAGCGTCAACAACAAGGTTTTTTTCGGTGCGTTCTTCCTTAACCTTTCCGTCAGGGCCGGTCAGGACAATTTTCAACTCACCTGATACACCTGTCTTTTCATTTAGCATTTCAAATCTCCTTATGAGAAAGTGCGGGCATCACCCACATAATCCTCGGCAAAATAAGTAGGGTCTGCGTACCCTTGGTTGAACAATGACCCTGATGATCCCACACCCACCACATCAGCCCGATTCAATGCCCGGGTGATGTCAATGATGTCTGCGACACCAACAGAATTTGAAAACGGCTTTTCTGGCCCGATAGACGGGACATCAGCCGCACCTACTGCATCGGTTCTAAACTGCCTGAACCAAATCTCATGCGCTTCACCGGCCTCTGCGCTTTCTACGGCCAGTGTTTTGGCAAGCAATCGCACCTCGGCCTCTGAAGCCGTGGCAACATCAGTCAGTTCCCGCAGGAGTGTCTGAACAATCGCAATGGACTCTGTGACGCCAACCGAGTCACCCTGTACTTGCGCCAGCGCGATGGCATGGGCCTCGCTTGCGCCCGGGGCTTCCTCAAGCGCCCGGAAAAACTGAACCGTCCGGGCAAACACATCACTCGCATCGGTTGCGTCAGACACAACTGGCTGGATATTCAGCACCGGAGAGTCACCAGTAGTCGGAGTCTCCGATAGCGCCTTGGCGATGCTGAGTGAATCAATCGTGTCAGTGGCAACGCCAAAGTCGGAGAACACCTTGCCGATGTTCAGCGTGTCATCATCGGACGCTGCGGCCTCATCGGTCAGGTAGCGCAACAGCGCCAGTGAGTGCGCCTCTGACGCCGTACCGCCATCCGTCAGCACCTTCAGCAACGTAATAGCAGCATCATCATCTAGGACGGAAAGCGCCTCTGCCAGAACCTTGATCGGCTCCAGCGCAACACCTTCATCCCTGATGCGGGATAGGTCGGAAACACCGGCTTTTTCCAGCGCGCGCCGCTCGCCCTCAGTGATGGTCAGGTTCTCGGTGATTAGCTTGGCAAAATCAAACGCCTGCTGGTCTACTGCGCCAAGCGATTCATTGAATACCTTGCCCGGGTCAACGCTTGCCAACTCTGACGCGCCAACCGCGTCCGATTGCACTGTGTTGAGGTTGAGTATCGGGGAGTCGGTTGCGCTCAGTTCCTCGGCAAAAGAAGGCTCAAACCGGGAAGCAAACTGCCCGATTTCAACGCGGCCAACTACAATGCGCGATTGCCGAGTTGTGACAACCAGCCTTCCCATCAGAAATCTTCCCTCAGAATAAACTGGACGGTTTCATAAACCGTTTCAATTTCATCCGGTGCCTCGGGTACTTGGAAAGTCACCTCAATTTCAGCTTCATAGCGCCCGGGGTCTATATCCAGATCGCCGGTATTCCAGACAAACAGGCAAATGCCATTGGTAGCATCTTCAGTACCGGCAACGGATGTGAGGGTGGTCAGTACAGTTTCAGTACCGACCCTGCGGAATTTGAACACACTGGTTGCGCTGCTGAGGTCAACGGGCAGGCCAGTATCTTCCCGGGTGATGGTGATGCGGAGTTGAGGGCCGGTATCCCCCTGTACTAAGTAGTATTCTTGGTCTGCCATTTGATTGCCTCTAAGTCATCTGGCTTTTCAGCAGCCTCAACTGTGTCTCTCAGGATTCTACCACGCGAGTGGACAGCCGTAACGTGCTGTGCTAACGCTATCGCCAAGTCTTTAATCCGGGCCGCTGTCAACTTTACGGTTGAGTTATCGGCCAGCGTCCACTCTATTTCCCGGTAGGGATCATGGTCGGCCAGTTGCGCCACCAATGTGATGGCCTGAATGCTCGCTGAATCTGCGTCAAATTCCCATCCGGCCCAATGAAACGTCCGCTCACCACCCCGGGCTTCCTTTATCTCGGCCCATTTCCGGTGCTTGGCCTCGGCCAAATTAAACTCCCACTCCTTTGTCTCAAAATCAAAGTGGTGGGCCGGGGTAGGACGGGCAGGAATGCGAACCAGAGACTTGGTATCCACATCCACATAGAAACCGCGATCAGGCCGTTCAGCACACTCAATATAGTAGCCATGTTCCCGGGCAAACTTCCTCGCCCCGGGTGAGTCATCCCGGCACTCGGAAATTGCGCCTGTTTCTGGATGGTAGAAAACTAGGATCATTTCTTAGTACCTATCAGCAGCAGCGAAGTGAACGGGGCAAACAGTCGGTCATCCCGCTCTCCTTTCTGCTGTAGAACGCAAAACTTCAGGCTGTTGGACTGAATAAATCCGTTGGAGGTATCCCAATAGCCTGAACAATTAAGCTGGCCGGTGCTTCCCACTTGAAGTGATTGGTAGGCCGCGCCGACATCCAGAATGCCTGATCCATTTACAAACCGATTGGCGTTGCCCCACTTGGCAAAGTAACTGCCGGTTGCAGCGCCAAAAACGGTGCGGTCAATAACGTGGATAATTGCGCCAACCTGAAATGACGTATTCCTCACCCACCCAACACCATTCCAGACATAAGCCTGCCGCTCAGAGTTCACAAAGTACCCGCTGTCACTGCCGAGTCCGATCGGTGTGGCTGGTAGGTCAGAAAAATTGCTCACCCTGCGGTAGTCAGGGATATTCCAGCGCCAAATTACCTCACCGGCTGGCCCTACTTCGCGGATAGTGTTTTGGCTGGTGCCTTCAATCGCAATGATCCGGGTGAGGTTGTTGTAGCGCCGATCCCGGTTGTCATCTATGTATGCCTGAAAAACGGTATTCGCAATCGCTGAAATCCTTGCTGGTGGCAGGATCGCGTTGTAGCCGTTGTTGTCCAGTTCGCGCTGGTCATCATCAGCGCCCCAATCAAAATCCAGCACCATAGTGGTAAGGTAGTTTTCTGGGTGTAAATCTTGATAGGGATACGGGCCTTCAGTGTCCCGGGGGATGAGCGCCAGCCCCGATGGGGGATTGTTCTGGTTTGAGTTGAACACCCGGGAAAACTCAGGAATTGTTACCGCGTTATCACCGATTTTGAACGCCGACACCGCAAGGTTGTTGATCTTGGCGTTGGTAATCAGCGCATCCTCAATCTGCGCCGAGTTGGTGATGATCCCAGCAGTCGCCAGCAGACCCCCGGTGATCGTGTTAGCGACGATTTTATCGCCGGTAATGGTTCCACCAAGAATCTGCTCTGCTGTCACTGCATTTGCGGCCAGCAAAGGTGTGGTGACTGCATCATCGGCAATCTGAGTGGTGGTGATTTGCCCAATACCATCCGCAAGGTCAGGGACTACTGGTTGCCACCCGTTTGAAGTCCACTCATACAGCTTGCCCTCATCAATCACCCAGATCAGCTTGCCAATCTCATCATTGGTCAGCAGGGGCGCGTCAGAAAGGGTGTTGTATGGCTCCGGTGCATAGAGGCCAGCGTTGGTGAATAGCTGGGTGACTTCCTCATCAAACGCATCGGAGTCAATGAATTCTGTTGTGGCGTTGCGAGTGGCGCTAAAGCCCGATGAGTTCCCGACATAATCCCACGCCCTCAGCGCATAGAATCGGCGCTGCCCATCGGGGAGTCCGCTGCGAACAAAGGAATTCCCCGGGGCCGGAACCTGTTGGATGGTTTGCCATGTACTGTCACCACCATCAACCCGAGCAACAAACTCCAGCACCTCGGTATATGCCAGATCGGGTGCGGTGTCATTCTGCCAAGTCAGCAGGATTTGCCGGAAACCACCGGCAGCGGTGAAGTTGGTCGGGGTATCTGGCGCAGTGATGTCGCCCTGAATGTTGGCGATGGCATAGACCCAATCGCTCTTGGCCCCGAGGGTGGACACCGCCCTGACCCCCACCACATAACGAGTATCCTCAAGGTTGGTAATAAGGTAATTGGTGTTGGGGGTGTTGGCCGAGGTGTACCCGAGGGTGTCAGTGAACACCACATCGCCATCGGATTTGATCCAGCCGATTTCATAGAAGCTGGTGAATGAGTCGGGTGACGGAATCCATGAGACATCCAGCGCGATCAGCAGGGTGCCATCCGCAGCAATCGCCGTGGACTCAACAATAGTGATAGCGCCTGGCGGTTCAATATCAAATGGGTCAGGCAAATCGGTGTCGGGAATCTCAGGCTCAACAACGCCGGTCTGATACGCATACAGGCTTGGGTCATACTCAATGAGTTGCAGATCAACCGTACCCTCAAAGTTGAGTGTCATTTCCTCAACCTGAAACAGCTTCAGCGAACCAGACCACCCCGGTGACGGGTGGTTGATCCTGACCACATCCCCCGGGACAAGGTTTAAACCCTCGGAGGTTACAGTGATGGCGCACCGCAGCGCATTGCGGGATCGGAGGCAGAATATCCGGGCAAAGTCCCGGGCCGCGTAGAATGAGGTGATGGTTTCCATGTCCACCTCATCCAGTAGCAACTCATCGCCATCTTCGGCCAAAAACTGCGCTTCCTCGGCTGATCCGGGGTCAGGCCAAGTTGCTTGATCCGGTTGCCACTCAGCATTGGGGTTGGCGAATTTGACATTGACCCTGTTGAAGCGGTCATTTTTGGTTTCGCCAGTGATCTTGATGCCGCCGATGATTTCATTGATACCCAATGCGATCACCGGGGTCTGGTTGCGGTCAATGACTAGCTCATACCGCCCGTTGGAGTAGGGCAGGAACCCGCGCATCCCGAGCAGGAATTTCTGGACGTTCTCAAACAGCCGATCCCCGGTGTCCAACACAAAGTTGCAGCGAAAAATCTGCTCGCTGCGGAAGTCGGTAGTGTTAGTGGTTTCAAACTGGTCGCAGAAATTGGCCGAGTCTCGGAATGACTGAACATCGATGAGGCTGTCGGACAAGCCTTTGCCATAGCGCCGGTTGGTCAGATAGTCATACAGGCAGACTGCGGGGTTGTCGCTCCACACCACCGCGCCCGTCCGGGGGTCGCGGCATTTCTTACCCTTAACCACTGCGGTGATTTCAGGCATTCCTGAAAATACGTTTTCATCCCATCGGAGTCGGACACCGAGGTAGGCAACACCCTGCAATCGGTGCGAGGTTGTCCATTTGGTACTCGTGAGTAGGATTGGGCTTGCCGATTGGCTATCAGCCCCGTAGAAGCCTTCAATGTAAACGGTGTCCTGCGGGCCTTGGGTGCTGCGCCAGATTTTGCGATCACCACCTTCGGTTTCTGTGACCCCCTCATACCGCTCATCAAAAATAGAGTAGTCATCAATCCTGATGTCGGTGATGTCATCGATTTCACCCTCGCAAAGCACCAGCGCGATGTAGAGGTATTGGTTTTTTTCTCCGCCTTCCGCTTGGACAAACACCCGGGTGCCGCCAACCCGCCGCGTACCGTAGATGACCGGGATCGGGTCAATGTTGGATTCCTTATTGACCAGAACACCCTTAAACGCATCAGCAGCCTTCCGCGCCTCGCGCTGCGCTTTCTTGGCCTGTAGATAGGAAAGCGCAAATGACGCGACAAATATCGCAACGTATTGCCAGATCATCCTTTACGCCCCCAGCGCAAATCCTTCACAACCTTGCTCGCATACTGGAATCCCAAGTCATTGGGGAAAAACTGCTGCTGGCTGTTCTGGTTGGTTTTCCTGCCATTCACCTTTTCAAAGTCGGCCCAATGGCTCGACACAGTGATCGCTACGGTGCTGGAATCTTCATCCTCATCAATACCGTAGTTGGCAATGCGGCCCTCAAAATAGACCATCGCCCCGCTCACCGCGTTATTGGCAGGGTTGTACACCGCCCTGAGTACCGTCACGGTGTCATTCACAAAATTGTTGTCATTGAGGAATGACGCAATGAATGCCTGATTGACCCCGGAGAGGCTGATGGTCATATCATTCACCCGGAGTTCCTGAGACTCGGACGCCTGACTCATTTCCAGAATGAAACCCTGACTGACATAGGTTGAGCCAAACGTCAGGTTGTTTGGGGCATCGGTGAGGTTGAATACCGTACCGCCCCGGCTGATCCTCAGCAGGGTTGCCAGATAGAACGCATCACTGTTGAACGCGCTGACCAGTGACGCCGGAATGCCACGGCTCATATCACCTGTACCACATCAATTTCAAAGTCCACCAAACCGTCCGAACGCAGTTCATACTCCTGCACCGGCCCCATGATCCGCACCGTGTAGGTATTGAATTCACCGGGATCAAGCGGGTCGGGGAGGCTGAGTGTAAAAGTCCCCTGCATACCATCCGCGCCATCCACCTGTTGCCACACCTGACGGAATTCATCCCGGGTCATAGGCGGGAAACTCAGAGTCCACTCCAACCGCTGCCCACCGACATTCCTGACCTGAACGCGGCCATTGATGGCCTCGCTGTAAACCTGATACCGCCGCACCCTGCCGGTTGCGGAGGCATACTCAATGCCACCGAACGTACTCATGCCAAACTACTCCTGCCACGGTTGTTGATGGCCTGATTCACAAGGTTGGTAATCATTGATCGCCGCTCCATTAGAAGCCGGTCAAAGCCTTTGCTGTCATTGGCCGTAATGTTGAAGCTGACATTGACCGGGGGCGCGGCACCGCCGCCACCCTGCTCCAGATCGGTGATTTTCTCATTGGGGTGAACCATCGCCATGCGGCCACCCTTGCCATCCATTCCACCAGAGCGGACGCCGTTGAACGTGATACCACCACCTTCAAATGACGCCACCGCCTGACCAGCAATCGCACCGGCTGAGGCATAACCCAGCGCCCGGATCATATTGCTCACACCGATGTTCAGCGGGTAGGGCATTTCTGCCAGCGCCCTTGCTGCACCGGCCTCAGCAGACACAATCGCTTGCGCCACGGCCAATCCCTTCTGAGCGGCAAATGCGGCCTTGCCGAGCGCAGTACCCTCGCCAAACGCCTGCTGGAGAATGCCAAGCTGCTGGGACATCATTTGCGCGGCCTGCGTCATGGAAGCCTGCTGCACCGCCACAACATCCCGGTTGGCCTGCTCCTGAATGCGCTTCCGAGCCTCGGCATAGGACATTTCCATTTCGATGCCCATTGCTTGAGCCTCTGCCAGCGCCGCCAGCTTTTGCTCCTCCTGCTCGCGGATGGCCTGAACCGGATCAATGCCAGCGCCGTTGAGTCCACTAATAACCTGTTGCGCTTCCCGCTCAACCGCCTGGCGAGCCTTCTGTTCCTCCTTTAGCTTTTCCTCAGCCGCGCGCTTTTCCTCCATGATTTGAAGGTATACATCGGCTTCCTCGCGCTGCGCTGCGGTAAGCTGCATGAGGCCCATGCGGTAACGCAGGGTTTCCTCGGTGTTGTTGCCCATTGTGGCAGCTTGCAGTTGAAGGTTCTCCAAAAACTGCTGGGCCTCGGTCTTGGCCTCCTTTAGCGCCTCGGCCTGCTCACCGAACACATCACCGGATTCAATCTGGTCAATGGTTTCACCCAGCAACCTGTACTGCTGAGTGTTTACGTCCAGTGACGCTTGTAGAAACTTCAGCTTGCGGGAGGTTTCCTCAACGTCCTTTGCGAATCGCTCATTGGACATCCGGGCCGCTTTCGCCATGCGCCCGTAGCCTTCACCGCGCTCAATGTTGCGGTCTAGGCTGGCCTGCTGTTCCTCCAGAGTCCGAACCGTATTGCGGATTTCCTTTTCAAGCTGTAGTTGTTCTTCTTGGAGGTTGAGTTGCTTCAGTTCATTCAGAGCAACCAGTGCATCAGCTTGCGCTTGGGTCATGGTGCCAAATGACTTGGCAGTGGATAGGATTTGTTCCTCCAAATCCTCAAATGACCGCTCGCCCTCAAACAGATTGGGCAGCATCGCAGAACCGATAGCAGCGCCCACCGCGATGACCGCACCGATGAGTGCGCCTCCCGGCCCCATAATGGATGCTATCTGTGAACCCTGCTGACCAAACACCATCATTGCGTTGGTGCCGGACTGAAGCTGAACCGCTACGTCCTGAATCTGGTATCCGAGTTGGGCAGCGCCCCCGCGCATACCCCGGAATGCGTTGTTGAGTCGGCCCCCGGTCTTGCTGATCTTTTCCAGATCATGCCGAACCTTTTTGGCCTCAGTCGCTACCCGATCAGCGCCTTGCGCCTCGAATAGTATTACTGCCTTTTCCGGTGCTGCCATGCTGTTTCTTTAGCCTCTCATTGCGGACACGCAAAAACGTGAACCAGTGGTAATACTCATCGGCTGTCATGGCGAGGATTGTACTGAGAGGTTGGTGAAGGTGATCCGCTAGTTCATACATAAAGTAGATTTCTGTCGGATTCCCCTCACCATCAATCAGTTTTTTTCGCGTTCCTCATCATCCGCACCGGCAGTCTGGAGAACAAATGTCGCCATCTTGGACACAATCTCCGGGTCAACGCCCTTTTTCAGCTTGGGCTTATCACCGATGTCAAAAACAGGCTCACCGTCCTTATCCTTTAACCCGTTGATGATCGCCAAAAGCATATACTCAAAGGTGTCATCACCGGCCCGTTTCAGCCATGCGGCCTTATCCTCCAGCGTCAGGTTCTTGGCGTAAACAGTCGCATCCCATTCAGGGATGTACAGTTCCCGTACTGACTTTTTGCTGAAGTGATCTACCGCCTTTTCTATTAGCTTCATTGGTCACTCCGTTAAGCAGTTGCGATTGACAGTTCACCGTCCCCGTCAAAGCTGATTGAACCCTCAATCATTCCGTCAAAGGATTGGCTGGTGGTGATACCAGTAATGTGCGCCTGTCCGGTGTAATACTGAAGTCCAGTAGTGTTGCCCTGCGGATACAGGTTCAACGTCACCAGCGCACCCAACTCAATGCCGGTCTGGTTGGGGTCATAGTAGATGTTGGCCGATCCAGTCCATGACTTCTGGGTTACTTTACCCGTCATCCACTCATCGCCCATCACCGTGTCATCAACGCGGTTCGCGGTTTGCTCAACGCTGAAATCCCGCACCTCGGCTACCGCCGTTGACGCGATGAAAACCGCTCCGTCCTTTCCTGCAAAAGTAGCCATAACGCCTCTCCGTTAAATAGTCGGACTGCCTTCAGTGGTGGTGTACATCACACGCACCTCCATGTCGCAGGACGCAAGGGGTTGCTCCGATCCGTCCTGAAAATTCATATCAACACCATTGATGTACAAGTCTTTTACCAGACCACCCAGATCACCGGCAGCGTACAAGGCTTCCTCAATCTCGGTGCAAATGGTGTCCAGAACGTCATCATATCCATCAATGCCCCGAGTGTAGATTTCCAGCGCCACCGTCAACTCGCGCTCAATGGTGCGCGGTGGTCGGACAGTGACCGGGGTGGAATCCTCACTCCGGGTAAACACTGCGATCCCGGGCAACGCTCTGCGCTCCATCGGATAGACCCTGCTGACATAAACATTGGTGCCAGTGGTGGTCAGGCCGGTGACTGCTGCAACAATCGCATCCCGTATCGCCTTGCGGGTGTGCATTACTGCACCTCCAACATAAACTCTGTCATCCCTGTGCCATTTGGCATGATGACCCTCACTTTATAGACGCTGCCATCAATCGTCACTGAGTCCCCGGTCTGAATGCCCCGGACATCATCCGAGACACAAGCCAATCGGGGAACCTGAGTGGCATACTCAAGCGATTCCCCGGCAAAAGACTCATACTCATTGTCAAAAATGCCCCGAACCTTTCTGATGCCGAAAATGGCACCATTGAATAGAACGTCCTGACCAAAATCGGAGACAAACACTCTCCGGTCAGACAATGACTCAAACGGCGCTGTCATCCTCGCCTTCCTCAGCAGATTCAGCAGGATCATCTACCGCTTCCGCTTTCTTGGGTCGGCCACGCTTCCGGGGCTTAGTCTCCGATGACTCCAGACCCACTGAGCGGTCTGATGTCTTGGGCTTGTCGCCAGCCGGTACTGCTCGACCCATGTTCATCAATGTGCCTGCGGTGAATTCATCCACCTCAACCACATCACCAATCTGCTTTGCCTCACCCTTGACCATGCAGGCCCGAATAATCTCAACCTTCATACTGTCACCCTCACTTTTGTGATGTCGCGGTGCTTTTTTCATCATTCCTCCGGTTAAAGAAACCGGCCCCCGGAGGGGCCGGATGGATCAGGGATTAAACCCCGTCATTTGATACACAGAAGCTCACTGCATGACGCACCGCGACATCAACAGTCTGCAACGCAGTCAGTTGGATGCTTCCAGAGCGAGACAGTGAGTAGGGATCAACAACCAGATCAACACCAGACCACATACCGATCAGCAGATCAGCGAAGTTGCCAAAGTAGGCATCACCAGCAGTCACTTGGTTAGAAGTGATTGCGCGATGACCATTCACCGTACCTCCCGGCTCCACAACAAACTGAGCGGTTCCGGTGGCCTTCTCGGTGGTTTTCAGCGCGCCAACCATGCTTGCGTTCATAATGTACCCAAGGTTGCCCATGAGTGCGTTGTCCTCGGCAACCGCCGTTTCCATCGCAACCACTTCAGAAAAGGTCGGGTTCACCGCGCCAAAGGTGGTGGTGTTGATGCCTGCGGTGTTCTTAATGCCGGTAGGCTGACCAGCGGCACCTGAACCTTCCAGACCAGCGAGGTCAATCGCCAGAGCGAGTGCCTGCGCCAGATCATCCCGCACCAGATTCTCAACGTCCAAGCTGGACTGCTGGCGAAGCTGGCGAGTGATGATGGTGAACGCACCCAACTGACGCGGAACCATGCTGACCGTGGAGGTAGTCATTTCTGATTCAGTCGCATCAGCGCCTTCAGTGCCGATCCATGCCGCCGTTGAAGCGGTGGCCTTCTTAGGAATCGCAACGTCCCCGGAGAGTCCCTGCAACATACGCGCACCGGCCTGCATCACTGAGGATGCGTTGCGGAGAACGTCAATGAAGTCAGAACCTCGGAAGTCATCCGTGAACAGGTCGGCTTCATCAGCAGAGTTCAGGGCGCGCTTTGACAGCACCTCAAGAGGCAGCAGGATGCCCTGCGGGTCTTTTCCGTAGTGACGGGCAGCAGCCTCACCTACCTCAAATTCAAACGCAGCGGCTTCCTGCATACGCTTGTCTTTTGGGTTGGCAAGTGCGTTGACCAGCCGGATGATTGAAAAGCTCCGCGCTTCCTTTTCGGTGAGGCCGATGCTGGTGTCGGACAGTGCCTTGCCAGTGCCAATCTCATCCAGAATGATGCCTCGGAATTCCTCAATGGTCTTGCCATCAGCAATAGCTTGGCGAGCCAAATCAGAACGGTTGTGGCGAGCGCCCAATTCAACAATCTGGGCAGCGTTCTTTTGTGCGGATTTACGGGCTTCTGCCTCTACCGCTGCAATATCAACTTCAGACATTTCACTGTCTCCTTTGAAGTCAGTTTTAACAGAGGGTTCTGAGCGCAATTCAGCCTGTTCATCCGATCCCGTCAGGGTGGTTGAACGCCCAACTCCCACGGTTGTATCCGCAGGAATTGAAACCAAACTTGCCTCCATCGGACGCCAGGCGGTTACACGGTATGTGTTATCGCGCTTATCGTCCTTTTCCATTTTGTTGACTGCGTAACCAACCGAAATGTTGGCCCGAATACCATCAACTACGTCATCAAATGCCTCTTTAGCGAGTCCGTTCCTTCCGAAACGAACCGTTGCGCGGAGTCGCCGCGTGTCACTATCAAGGTCAACTGATTCAATCACACCAATTTGCCGATTCGGATCGTGATCCATCAGCAGCGGGGCGCGTCCGCTATTGAGAAAGCTCAAGTCAATGGCTCGCTCGTCGTGATCCAACACCTCATCGCCGTATCCCCGGGCAACAGGTTCCTCGGATGAGACTGCGATGCGTACCCGTCGCGCTTCCTCATCAATCGTTTTGTACTGGAGGGCCATCGCGCGATGCTGGACGCCTTCCGGCAAGCTGCGCTGCGGCTTGCTGATCTTGGTCAGCGCCGAGAACCGATGACCGGCCATGATGTCGGTTTCCTCGCCATCGCGGACAATCGCAATCAGGGCAGCGGGGTTTTCCTTAGTGCCTTTCAGGACAAAGCTGCTGCCCGGGACATCCATTTCACCGGATGTCATAATCTTTTTAATGCGTCCGCGAGCGGTGTTCCCCGAGGCATTCCATGAAACGTAGTCACCTACCTTCAGTTCCCCGGGCTTGGCGCGAGTTTCGCTGTCAGGTTGTGCATCAACCCCATCAGAGTTATCACAATCCCCACTGACAGCGCCATCAACACTGTCATCACTGCGAGTAGCGTCACCACCGTCATCAACGCTGGCATCAGCAACCGCTGTTTCAGAGACATCCGCGAGTGATACTTCCTCGCGGCCCTCAAAATCACTGTTCTGGCTGTCCATCAGTCATCACCTCATCATCCCCGGTTACGTCAGGCACAATACCAACCTGAGTCGCACCATAGGGTTCAAGTGCGTATTTAACATCAAATTCCTCAGCGAGAGTGCGATCCCGCTGGATTTCAGCAAGCAAATCCTCAACGTCCTTCCCATATTGCGCTGCAACGTGCGATAAGGACAGAACACCTGCCTTCATACCGTTGATCGCCGCATTCATTTCTTTTTGCGGGTCAACCCAACTCCACGCCTTGCCCCGGAAGCTGGCAGCGTCCGCAAAGCGGTCATACTGCGACACCGGGATGTCAAAGCTCCTGATTTCCATCGCGGACGCCAGCCAAGACTCAAATACTGGCCGGACAAAATGCTCAATCAGGAAATTCTGCACCTCGCGGTAAAAGTCGCGTTCCTCCAGCGCGCCCTGCCGGATGCTGGAGTAGCTTGTGGACTCCAGATCATTGCAGAGTGCGGTGTAGGAAATGCCCAAACCGGACGCGATGCCCTTCAGCAGAGACTTGTGGAAACCCTCAAACTCATTGTTGGGGTACTGCGGGTCAAACATTTCCAGATTCACCCCGGTGGGCAACTGGTGGAATGTCCCCGGTTCCGCGTCCATGATCGGGATTTCACCCTCAACGTCATCAGCGACAAATCCATCACCAGCCGGTGAAGTAAAGAATCCCATTTTGCTAGCGCCGACACGCGCATTGATGACTGCCGCCTCCCGCCAGGCGGATAGGTGTTTAAGTCCAGTCATCACCGGGGCCATCCACGGCTCACCCCGGGTCTGCTGCGCTCGGAGGGGCAGGCAAATGTGAATCATCTGCTCGGCAGGGACTCTGATGTGCTTTTTGGTGGCTGGCTTCTGCGAGTAGTCAAAATCACCGGGGTGATACATCAGCAACCAGTAGGCAACGGGGCGCTTGTACTTGTTCAGTTCCACGCCCATGCGGATTTCATTGCCATTATCCAGCCGCTCATTCTTTTGCTCATCAACCTGATCCGGCTCAATGAATTCAATGGCGAAACCGTCATGCAATTCCCGGCCTCGGTGCTTCAGGATGAACACCTCGCCATCCCGCACCAAACCCTCAATCACAAGTTTCTGGGCATCGCACCAAGTCATTTTCCCGTCAACGGTGCAATTACCCAGCTTGCCCCACTTGGCAAAGGCCGATTCCACCGCCGCGTTGCCGGTCTGATCCAGTTTGTCAGCCGCGCCCATCGCTTTCACTTGTAGGGTAAAGCCCCGATCACCAACCACGTTGGTTTTCATCAGGTTGAGATAGCGTTTGGCGTATTCATTGTTCCGGGCAAGCTCCCGGCATCGGTTTCGCAGCGTTTTGATGACCGGACGCAGTTCAGAGTCCGCAGAACGCTCAGAATCGCGCAAATCATTCAGCAATCTGCTGTGTTTTGCGCCTGCATAGCCCCGGATGACCCGGATTTCAGGCTTTTCAGCCTCGCGTTTGAATAATCGGTCAAATAAGCCCATCAGAACCGTACCTGTATCGTGGACGCGCCTTTACGCCCGTTTTTGGCGTTTTCCTGCGCCTGTTCGCGCAAAACCTCGCCACGGTAGAAGTTCCGGGCCTCTATCAACTCGCTGAATGCGTACTTTTTGAGTTGTCGGCCACCAATTTCATACTCCAGTACGTCATTGTCGGCCTTGCCCTCCAGAATTGCCTCAATCTTGGACAGCAGGATCGCTGAGTGACTGCGCGAATCAATGCCGGAGGTGTCCAAATCGGCAGTGACCGTGATGATCCCTCGGTCAACAGCGATCCGGGCAGAGTCAGAGTCCCGTATGACTTCCAACTGCCAGCGGTAATCACCCGGGAGAATCTGCTGGGTGGCTGCATTGGTGGCAGTAAAAAGGAAGTGATCGGTTTCTTTGCTGGATGTGACGGTGAATTCATTGACGTTATCATCAATGCCCCGGGCCACATACTGCGCTGAATACAGGGAAGTGGGGTAGTCCGAAACTACGTCAGACCGTTTCCACTGGATGAAGTCGCCGGAGGTAAAGCTGTCAGGCTGGCCTTCCGGTGCATCGTCAAACAAATTCGCCATTTAGCGCCACCCATTTACAAAATTGCGCCCTGTCTTGGGGACAAAACGCTTTTTCCGGCCTTGCTGAACAGTGTCGGCTGGCTGATCTTCTTTTTCAGCCGATACGTCCGATGCCACCCTGTCGGCAAAGGTGTTGACATTGACGCCGATAATAGCATAGGCCGCTAATGCGTACACCATGCAATCTAGCGCCTCATTTCTGGCCCTAATTTTCTCAAATACCCGCTTTTTGAACCCCTTGTGGAAGCGGGTGACAATTTTCTCAGCAGTCAACTGCCGGAAATACTCATCATGCAGGCTGTCGGCAAAGTGAACGTACCCCGGCCCGGGTTCCTGAATGCGTAAACGGGCAAAAATCAAGTCTTTTGCAGTGTCTACACCCACCGGGAATAGGTGACACTTCATTGAATTGCTCTTGGATGGCCTCCCGGCAATCGGTTTGCCCTCGCCACCGACACCTTTCAGCGCAAAAATGCGCCTACCGTAATTCTTTTTGCAGAAAGCGTAGACCGCCTGAGTGAAATGGCCCCCTGAGTCCACGCCAGCGGCCCGGATGCCCAAGGTGCGGCCAGAATCGGTGTGAAACTGCCGATAAAGCGCCTGATCCAACTCATCCCAAAGGTGCGGGGTACTCGGATCGCCATACAGGGACTCATGGCCCAATGCCCACGTTTCATCATCGCGCCCAATTCCCAAATAGGTGATTTCCAGCCGGTTATCCTGAACGTCAACCCCGGCAGTCACCAAAACTACGTCATCAGGGATGGTGTCGAGGTTTTCACGGCGCTGCGCGAGGTCATAGTCATCAATGGTTTCTCCCTCATCCTCCCACAAGTTGCCCAAATAGGTGTTTACCCACACCCGCAACTGCTCCGGGTTCTTTTTGACGCTGAGAAAGTCCCTCACACCATCCGCAAGGGGTGTCCACGGTGAGTACAAACCGCTGATTTTGAACCCCGCCACACCAGTGAATTCAGCACCAGCCACCCATTGACCGTTCCGAATAGACCAGCGCCGATCAGAATCAGTCCACAAAACGCCGCATCCCTCGCAGCAGTACCGCGCAGTGTCCGGCTTGCCTTCCTCCCACTGCACTCGGCCCCAAATGAGGGTCTGGTCATGGTGGCAATGCTTGCAGGGGACATAGAATTCGCGCTGATCTGACTTTTCATAGGCATCCTCAATCCGGCTCGCGCCCTTGTTGGTCGGTGTGGACACCATGATTATTTTCCGATTCCAGAACGTAGCGGCTCGCTTCCGGGCAAGCTGGATCGGATCACCCTCGCTACCGGCTGAGGCTGGATAGCGATCCACCTCATCGCAGAGAACAATCCTGATCGGACGGGACGCCAAGCCACTCGGAGAGTTGGCACCCACCATTGTGATCGCTCCCCCGGGGAAAATCTTATGCAGGGTGGTGTTGCCGGAGTCCCGAGCGCGAGGGTCTTTTACCTTACCCGCCAAGCAGGGTGTGGATTTCAGTAGGCCGGACGCCACGCGATCCTTTGAGAACGCTTGCGCCATTTCCAGTGTGGGCTGGAGTACCAGAATCGGTGAGGGGTCGTTATCAATGTGATAACCGATGATGTTCAGGATGGCCTCGGTCTTACCCAACTGCGCCCCGGCCATGACAACCACCTCGGGGATGGCAGGATCAGAACAGGCATCCATGATGCCCCGCTGGTATTCAGCCCGGGATGTATGCCACCGCCCGGGTTCCGCACTACTCTGCGAGTCGAGTCGCCTTTCGCGGTCTGCCCACGCGCTTACGCTTAGGTTTGGCGGGGGCTTCAGCGTCCCCATCGCTTTCTTTAGATGACCCTTTAGTGACGCTCCCTGCGTCAGTTTTAGGTTCATAATTGCTGAATTCATCCAGCGCCTCCCTCACCAAGTCATCCAGTATTTTCTGACACGCGCCCGGGTCATCCTCAGCAGCAACCACCGGGGCCGCTTTGGTGGGAATGCTCAACAGCTTTGATTTGGCCGCAGCAAGAACGTCCTCCCATGCGGTGACAACATCCTCGGCCAGCACCAACTGCCCCTGAAGTTTCGCCAACTCCAACTCGGCCATTTCTGCCTCGGCAGCAACTTTCCGAGTGCGCGCCTCATCATAACTTTCCGAGGATGCGTTGCTTTGCCTGACTCGGCCCATGACAACTCCCAACTTTTCTACTTTTTGGATTATATACCGATTAGTTGACCCGAATACCAACCCATTCACGCCATGAATGGGGATAGGGTTGTGGATAACTTTTGTAAATTCTGTCGCTAAATGGCGAATTTGTTTGACGATGCACCGGAAGGCC